AATGCGGGAACTCCTGTGTCAAGTGATTCTGTGAGGACATTGTTGACGAAGAGTTGTCTTGTCTCTTCGTAGTTTGTTTTGCCCTTTGTTTTATGTAATGATACGATAGTTCTACTAAAAGATTCTCTGCCCAATTTGATAATGTCTTCTTTAAGTTCCGGACAAGACCCATAATACTTTTTCCAGTCTGATTCTGATTTTACTTTGCGTTTTTTACCTTTTGGAGTTCTGAACTGCCACAGATACTTCCTACCAATATATTTTCTTTTATTCTGGATATTTTCAATCAAATAAACAAATCCAAAGTAATCTTGAATATCATTGCTAGTAAAAGGAATCCCATTATAAACCCAAGGATTCTCATAGTCAATATCTATACTCATCAATTATATCAAGTACTTCGTTAAGGTATTTATTAGCAAGTCCTTTAGAGTTATGTCCAGGAGAATCATTATATAATCTATCTTTCAGTTTCAGCACACGAACTTTTAATTCATCTTTGGTAATTTGATTTTTAGGCATAAAAAAAGAGGAGTAAAACCTCCTCTATGTATATTAAATTAAGTATCTATACTCACCCGTTCTGTAGAATAGTCATAATCTCCAAACATAAACTCATCACATTCTGCTGCTTCTTTATATGAGTTTTTAATTAATTGTTCACACCATTCATCATAATTGGAATCCTGCAAAAGTATTTTTGGTAACATCTTGTTTAATTCCCCCAATTAAATACTGCTCTGCTTCTACTTCCTGTGGGGCTACTTGAAGACCTTTAGATTCAATCCAATGAGAAGTCCAAGGTAATGGATTGCTATTTGCTGGAATATCATATTGAGGTTTAAGTTTAATTGCTTTAAGTCTACGATTTGCAATCCACTCAACATATTGCTGAAGAAGTTTATCATTTAATCCAATCATACTACCATCTTTGAACAGATAATCTGCCCACTTCTTCTCCTCATTTACAGTGCGATCAAACATCTTATAAGTCCACTCTTCTTCCTCTTTCATAATTTGTTTCATTTCAGGGTCATCACCTTCTCTCCATTTATTCAGGATATTTTGAGTAAGTGCTAGATGTTGGTTTTCATCTCTTGCGATGAGAGAGATGATTTTTGCACTTCCTTCCATAAGTTTGAGTTCACCAAAGGCGAAACTGCAAGCAAAACTAACGTAGAACCGAATACCTTCAAGAATATTAACGTTTGCGACTGCTCTGTAAAGTTTTCGTTTAACATCATTGAGTGTTTGTTGTGCGTTTGTGACTCCTTCAAGTCTATACATCCAATCATTAGATGTACCATAAGACTGCGCCGAATTAATAAAGTCATCATAAGACTCTGTAACGCTCTTAGCACGTTCCAGAATACGCTCATCGTGAATGATAGTATCAAACACTTCAGAGGGATCTGAGTAAATGTTCTTGATAATGTAAGTATATGAGCGACTATGAATCATCTCCATAAATCCCCATACCTCCATACATGCCTCAAGTTCAGGAAGTGAGCAGTATGGAATAAATGCCATTCCAGGTCCACGACCCTGAATGGAATCAAGCATAATTTGATACTTCAGGTTAGAAGTAAAAATATGTTTTTGCTCTGGACGAAGTGTTTGATAATCTCCACGATCTTTTTGGAGGGAGATTTCTTCAGGTCTCCAGAAATAACTCAATTGTTGTTGAGTTAACTTATCAAATACTGGATACTTATAGGAGTCGTATCTTTGAACTCCCAGAGGTCTACCAAAAAACATTGGTTGTTTTTTGGTATCGACATGTTCAGTATTAAAAACTGTCATACCTTTAATTTGTGTCTTTTCTTCCGTAGAAGAGATTTTAAATTCCATACTTCTCTTTATTCCCTTAGTTATTTAATCAAATTTAAATCGCACAACTTTCGCAACTTTCTTCATCAGCATTAGAAAGTTCTTGTAAAATTGATTGAAGATCTTGTTTAGAATCTTCTTCTACTTCATCAGTTTTAATATCATAAGTGTTTTGATAATATGCTGTCTTATGTCCCAATTTGAAACAAGTAAGCATATCTTGAGCCATTACGCTAACAGGAACTTCATTATCGGGATAATTTTGTGGATTATAGGACCAGTTTCCAGAAATCGCTTGATCAAAGAACTTTTGCATAACTGCAACAATATTAATATACCCACGATTGCTAGGCATATCCCAAAGAAGCGTATAGTTGTTCTTAAGAGTGTGATACTGGGGGACAATCTGCTTGAGAGGTCCTTTCTTGGATTTTTTAATGGACAAGTATCCACGAGGTGGTTCGATTCCATTGGTTGCATTTGACACAACGGAACTGCTCTCCGATGGCATCTGTGCGGACAGTGTTGAGTGCCGGAGACCGTGTTCCAAGATGGATGCTCTAAGATTTTCCCAATCATATTGTAGTGTAATGGATGAAATTTCGTCTACATCTTTCTTGTATGTATCAATAGGAAGAATACCATCAGCATACTTTGTACGACCAAAGTATTCACAGTGACCCTTCTCTTTAGCAAGTTGATTAGAAGATTTTAAGAGGTAATATTGGAAACTCTCAGAGAGTCCATGAACCGCATCCCATGCCTCTTGAGAATCATAATTGAATCCAAGTTTAGCAAGATAGTGTGCAAGACCTATATAACCAATTCCAAGAGACCTACGATTCTTGGTAAAATTCTCTGCTGCCTTCACAGGATAATTTTGATAATCAATGAGTTCTTCAAGACCACGAACAGCAAGATCGCAAAGGTCTTCCAGTTCTTCATCAGACTTTACTTTACCAATATTAATTGCGGAAAGAATACAAGTAGCAATTTCTGCATTCTCATCATCAATGTGTTGTAGTGGGAAGACCGGTAAAGTAATTTCTTGGCAAAGGTTTGACATTACAACTTGATCTTTAAAGGAGGAGTGTGAGTTGCAATGGTCAATATTCATAATGTAGATACGACCAGTCTCAGCACGTTCTTTGAGGAGACTAAGAATAAGTTCCTGTGCCTTAACAGTTTTCGACGGAATGGACGGATTGTTCTCATATTGAACGTATAAATCGTCAAATATGTCTGTTCCGAAAGCATCATAAAGTCCAGGTACATCATGCGGAGAGAAAAGTGTAATCTCGCCATCTTGAATAAATCTTTCATAAAATAACTTACTGAGTTGAATAGAGTAATCTAACTTACGAACACGATTATCCTCAGTTCCTTTATTGTTTTTAAGAACTAAAATGTCTCCTATTTCTTGGTGCCAGATAGGAAAGTGAACTGTAGCAGAACCACCTCTGATGCCGTTTTGAGTGCAGCATCGGACAGTTGCCTCAAACTTCTTAAGGAAGGGCACCACGCCTGTGTGCTGTACCTCTCCGCCTCTGATTTTGCTGTTGATACCACGGATTCTGCCAGCGTTGATACCGATACCAGCCCTCTGTGCAACATACCTGCCAATAGCCATATCGCTGCTAAAGATGCTATCGAGGGTGTCATCAACATCAACGAGAACACAAGATGCAAATTGACGAAGTGGTGTTCGCACTCCTGCCATGATTGGTGTTGGGATGTTGATTTTGTGCTTTGAGATGGCATCATAGTATCTCCTTACATATGATAGTCGTGTTTCTTTTGGATACTCTGCAAAGATAGTCAGAGCAATCATCATATACATGAACTGTGGTGTTTCATACACTCCACCACCACTACGATCCTGAACCAAATATTTATCGACTACTTGACGAAGACCAGCGTAGGTAAAGAGATAATCTCTACCGTGAATGATAAAGGAATCTACTTTTTCAATTTCTTCCTTTGAATACTTATTAAAGATATCAGAATCGTATACTTGAGAATTTACACACTTAAGAATATGCTCTTCTAGTGTGGGAAATTCTTTGATTCTTCCATAAAGTTGCTTACGAACAGCAAAAAGAAGTAAACGTGCAGCAACAAATTGGTAGTTGGGATGATCCAAATCAATTAAATCAGAAGCAGAGCGAATCAAGATTTCTTGAATTTCTTCAGTACTAATTCCATCATAGAATTGAATACCAGAGGTCATCTCAACTTGACTCGCAGAGACCCCTGCAAGACCCGCACATGCCTCTTCAACCATCAAGTGCATCTTATCAAGGTCGAGAGATTCAATTCGACCATCACGCTTTTTTACTTTTGTTCCGTTACTCATATTTTCTTCCAAGTGGTAAATTTTAATTTTGCTTCTAATCCTGAATAAGTATTTAATTCTATCACAGACTTAACATTCAGTCCAGATAGTATCATTTCATTAATGTCTTTATCTTTTATTGTTGAAGGCCAGATGACTACCTTTTCTCCACTATCAATGATTCGTGAGATTCTGAAATGGATTTCTGCATTACGTGGTTCGTTATCATATATCCAAACAGCATCGCGGATACCCCACTTACCAACATCACCATCAGCTCCACAAAGAGCAATCGCGTTTGAAATGAAAGTTGAGTCGAATGGACCTTCTGTGATGTAGACAGTTTGATCTTTTTTGACTTCATCAAGACCATAGATTTTTGGGGCATCATCATCAAGCATAATAGTAATATATTTAACCTTGCTAGAACCAAGTGCTCTTCCTTGAAATCCGACTAAAGTATTTTGATAAAACAGAGGAATAATAATCCTTGGTTCATCTTTTTCTGTGCTGTCGAATATTGGTTGAAGAGAGTTAGTCCACTCCTTAAATTTTTCGCTGTAATAGAATTTATCCGGATTTAATTTTCTTTTTTCTAGATATGATTTTGCATTGAGATTTTCTGATGCTTTTGGTAAATCTAGTTTTGGTTTAAACTTTGGAGACTCGAAATTAAATTTTGGTTCTTCTACAGTAAAGTTTTTTCCAGTATTTCCTTCCTTAAACTTTTCAAAAATATATTGTTTATGAACAGTTGGATCTAATTGTTTAAGAAAATTATTGAAAGAAATATTTGATCCACAATTATGACACTTAAAATTTGTATTGTTTTTGACTTGATACAAATACCCTCTTGCTTTATTTTTATTTTTTTGAGAGTCGCCACAAATAGGGCAGCGAAAGTTATACAGATTATTCTTTACCTTCTTAAACTTTTGAAGTCGCGAAGATATCAAATTGATGTACTTTACATCAACAAAGTCCATAAACAAATATTAACCAGTGGACATATTCTACCAGACTATCGTGTTTTGTCAAGGCACATTGAAGTCATTATTGCAGTCCATTTAATGACGGAATTTGTTGCCTTTTGTAATGAGTAAAGAGTAATTTTCTTTTGAGTTTTCACTAGCATTTACTGCTATCACTGAATTATTTATTTTTTTCTATTTGTATCGGGGATCCCTGTGGAGTCAGAATATCAACAACCACACCAGATTGAGAAAATACAAAAGAAACAATAACCAAGGCACCAATAACTAACCAGCGAAACTTTGTTATATCTTCAACCTTCTTATCAATTGTACCTATGCGTTCATCCAATTTTTCTTCTAACGATTCAAATTTTTTAATAACTTTAGTATGATCCTCACTATTACTTATTTGAAGATCTCTTATTTTATCAAATAATACACTATCACTTTTAGTAGCATTTTCTATTTTTTCCTCATGGACAGCAAGCATTTTACTGATGTTTTGACCGGTTTTACCCATAATTTGGATTGCTTCATCAATTTTGTTTATCATAAGTTCATATGAAGAAAGTCTTTCCTCTAAAACAGCAATCTTTGTATCGGCAGGGGTGTTTTGATTAAACATTTTTACTTGAAGTTCTTGGAGGTATTGTTCCTTAACTACTAAACAAATACTTCAAGTAGTATTAAATTTATTTATTTGTCTAGTGATTTTACCCACTTTTTTTGAAGAGGTAAAATTCTTCTATAATCTACAGTTCCATTTTTCTTCTTTTTTCCCATCACAGGATCAAACCCAGCAACAGGACCTTTAGGATCAGCAGCACCAGTAAACCCACCAGTACCTACAACCATTCCTTCTTCTTTTAATTGTATAGAATGACGAAATGCTTCAATAATCTTATCAATCTTTTTCTTTTCCATTGTAGATCTTGTAAAGTTCTCCTAAACAATATAAATCAACTTGAATATCGTGAATACCTGATTTTGGATACTCGGGAAGTCTATTAAGAAAGATAATAAAGGATTTTAAAGGACACCATAATTCATTTTCTATTTTAAAAAAAAGCATTGGTGTCGTTGCTTCTCCAAAGATATTATAAAGAATTATAAAATGATTTAAAATCAGGTGAGTTTTGAGTTCACCTGATTTTTTATATCTCTTCAATAATCTTTTAATATATTTAAAGTGATTTAAATCCTTTTCAAAGTCTTCTTTGGTGACTGCTTGAGGATTTTCATAATGTTTAATAGCAAACAAGAGGAAATTGTCCTCATTCAATTCATTGAAAATCATAAGTTATTGGGTTACATTTGGATATACTGGAATATTTCCAGTAGTAATACCAGACATTGCTACAAGGACTTCACTCTTAACTCTTAAATTTCCATCGCTATCATTGTATGTCTGAATACCAACCCACCCCTGATGAGTTAGTTGGAATGCTGTTCCTTGTGCAGCATTAATGCCAGCATCAGCAACACCATAAATTTGTGGTTCATAATCAGTATTTGATTCACTAAACCTTGAATCTTGAATAGTATATTTTGGAAGTTGACTAACTTGGAATGTTGTTGCGGCAATTGCAACTCCACTTAATCCAGCGGTAGAAGCAACTGAGCACTGAGTTGTGCTTGCAATACCAACAATTACAGCATTTCCAAATTGACCATTTGGACCAAATTTAATCACATCTCCAGTTGCAGCTGCACCAACGTTTCCAAAGGTTGTACCAGTTCCTGTTACAACTAAAGTAGAATAATTTAAAGATACTGTGCCACCTGCACCTACAGCATCATTATTTCCCCAGAGTGCCATTCTTGTTACCTTACTAAAAATTTTTGCTATTAATATTTATAAAAAAAAGAGACTGGGATTAGTCTCCTTTGTTCTTTTTGCTTACTAAAACTTTAAGAAAGTTGTAAACAAATCGATGAATACTATTTGATTTAATTGATGGTATCTCATCTAGTAGTTCAGAAGCCGCAAGTAAAACAGCCAGAAAGACTGCAACACCCCAGTTTAGAACTATACATTCCCACACCCACATTATTCAGGGCAGTTATTAAGAAGTTTTGTTCTCACTAGACCTACAACCATATCATCAATATCATTATCAGTACTCTTGGAATATTTTTCAAGAAGATGAACTACGAATTTTTTAACTTCGCAGCTCTTCCAAAACATTCCTACCAAACTTTCGCCAAATTTTACTAGTACGTTCCAGTTCATTGTTTTTGCTCCTTATAATAGTGGTTATATTTATTTAGTTCAATCAAACCTTGATCCGATTGTGGCTCCCTTTGCTCTTTCCGCTGCAGCCTTTTTCAAGGCTACAATGTGTGCTGGAGTTTGTCTTCCAGAACCAGGTTCACCGGCAACTGGTGGTTTTTTTCCAGGAACTTTTGGTTCCTCTCGTGAACCACCATATTTTAGTGGTGCTTTGTTTCTTGCTTTAATTGCAGGATTTCCACCCTTTACTGATGGACGACCAGATGCAAGATCTTTTCCTGTTTCTTTTGCATATCTGGTTCTTTCACTAACCAACTCACCAGATGGTTCGTACCCAGCAGTAATAGAAGGATCACTTCCTTTAGGTGCTGATCTCATTGCCTGAAGTTTTCTTTGCATAATTTGAACTTCCTGCTGTCTCATTCTATCTTTCTGTTGCTGTTCTTTTTTTTTCTGCTGATCTTGATTAGGTTCTTGCTGTGTTTTTGGTTGCATCTCTAATGCTTGCTCTGCAATTTTCTTCGCCATTTTGGTAGCGGTAGCATACATCACTTCTTTACCACGACCAGGATATCTTGTTTCAAAGTCAGACGCACTCTTCTTCATAGACTTAACCATCTCTTCTTTCTTCTTGGTTTCAGCGGCAGTTAAGACTTTCTCATCCAATTCAACTTCCTCTTTTTTTATTTCAACATAACGCTTTGCAGTTGCAGGTTCTTTACCCTTATCAAGTTTTTCAATCTCTTTCTGCATTGCTTGATATCCTTTATCATAACCACCACCTTTTTTTACGCCACCACCAACTTTACGATTTTCTCCAAGTTGAGTTTCTTCACTTCTAATATCAGAAAGTAAGTCATCCAGCTTTGACTTTCTT